AATAAAAAGCAAGAATATAAAAAGAAATGAAAGCAAAAAAACTAACTCAGGTCCAAAGGATAGGACAGCTAGAAAAAACTATATCCAAAATATATTTAATACTAATGGAATACAATAGAAACGTAGCCGAACTAAAGAAAAAAATTGATGACAATGACAAAGCTGAATAACGTATTTAAAATACCATTCACTAACGCTGAAATGAAACGAGTCGCAGACTTAGTTATACATAACACAAAGGCAGATATATTTCATAAGTCTAAACAACAAAAGTATGTAGAGGCTAGAGCCTTATTTAATTATCTAATCCGAAAGGAATTTGGACAGACATTATTTAGAATAAGAGACTACTATTTAAGTAAAGGTAAGAAGTACCATCACGCTACAATACTACATAGTATAAAAAGCTTTAAAGAGATAGCATTTAAAAACCCTCAGTACATTGAGATAATAGACGCTATCAAAGTCCAAGAGGTTTCACCTAGACAAATAAACAATCTTATAGCTGAGGTGTGCAAGATAAAAAACAAAAAGCAGTTAGAGACTACAAGAGACTTTTTAAAAAAAGTATTACAAGACTAGCAAATTTACAAATAGTGCGTTATATATATAATGACTGACAATACTGACATTAAAAAAAAGATGCTAGAAGCCTTGGAGTTTAACCTAGGTATCGTTTCGCATAGTTGTAGAACTGTAAACATAAGTAGACAGACGCATTACCAGTGGCTTAAAACAGACGCAAGTTATAAAGAAGAGGTCGAAGCTATAACTGAAAGTGCTATAGACTTTGTAGAGTCCAAACTATATGAGCGAATCAAAGCTAACGATACAGCCAGTATTATATTCTATTTAAAGACTAGAGCTAAGAGCCGAGGCTACCAGGAACGAACAGAGCTTGTTATGCCTGAAGCTAGAAAATTTGAAATAGAAGTTTTAGGACCAGCCGATGAGAGTACAAACTAATGTAGTCTATGACTATTTAAAACAAACAGACTCTAAGATTAAAATATTCCAGGGCGGTACTAGGTCTGGTAAAACATACAATATTCTTATGTGGCTAATCTTTGGCTACGGAATGACAGAGACAGGTAAAACTATAACAATCTTTAGAGCCACCTATCCAGCATTAAGAGCTACAGTAATGCGAGACTTCTTTGATATACTAGAACGCTTCGACTTATACCTAGACGCTGACCACAATAAATCCAATAGCGAATATAGACTAAACGGGAATCTATTTGAGTTTGTATCTATTGACCAGTCTAGCAGACTTAAGGGACGTAAAAGAAACATAGCCTTTTTAAACGAAGCTAACGAAGCCAGCTACGAATCCTATAACCAAATACTATTTAGAACCGAAGAGCAGTTAATACTAGACTACAACCCTAGTGACGAGTACTCTTGGATATACTCAAAGGTTAAGACTAGAGACGATGCGTTTTTCTGTATAACAACTTATAAGGACAATAGGTTTCTAAGCAAAGAGATAGTAAAAGAAATTGAACGATTACAATATACAGACCAGGACTATTGGCGAGTGTACGGACTTGGTCAGGTAGGTAGAAATAAAGCAACCATATTCACATATCTAGAAGTGGACCAGATACCTAAAGAAGCCGAGTTTATCTCAGGTGGCTTAGATTGGGGTTTTGTCAATGACCCTTCAGTGTTAGTTTTTGTATATCTGCTAGAAGACAATCTGTATATAGACGAACAGTTTTATCAGTATGGAATGACGAATCGAGATATACATAACAAGTTTATAGAATTAGGATTTACAAGACAGACAGAGATATTCGCAGATAGTAGCGAGCCTAAGTCAGTAGACGAACTACATAGGTTTGGTTGGAACGTCAAGTCAGCATCTAAAGGCAGAGACTCAATTAACATAGGAATAGATTTACTAAAGAGATACAAGCTACATATAACTAGCAAGAGTATAAACACTCTAAAGGAGTTTAAAAACTATAAGTGGCAAGAAGATAAGAACGGGACGCTGTTAAATGTACCAATCCAAAAGAACGACCATTCAATCGACTCGAGCCGTTATGCAATTATTAAAAAGCTGACTAGACCTAGAGTAGCCAGATATGCTATAAGGTAATATAAAGATTTAGTTAACAATATTTGTTAGTATCATTTATTTATTGTATATTGCAGTATAATTAATTATTTCAACTAAGTTAGGGTAGTATTACCGAGGTGTTTGCTACAGACTATTTTAAAGGTGGAAATCCTTTCGTAGTCAGGTTAAAGTCCTGGCAAGTATTAAGGTTCGAGTCCTTAGTTAGTTGCTAGATTATTAATGAAACATAAAGTAAGCGCTAACCAAAGCTGCGCCTCTAAAAAGAAACATTAAATGTTGTAGCAAATCGAAAGCATTAGTAAATGTAGTTTAGTAAAATATCTGCATTGAGTGTGTCTCTTAAAAAGTATGAAAGTGTATAGTAACTAATCACCTGTAAGAAATTTAAGATAGATTTATACAGCATATTAACAACGAGATAGTGTAACAGGAAGCACAATTTACAAACAGCAAAAACAAATTATAAACGATTGGATTTTTATTTACACCCAGCTGTAGCGTAAAAAAGTATAGGTTCGATTCCTATTCTCGAAACTAATATTAACTTTTAAATTATACAATATGCAAACACTAAATTACTATTACAAGAAATTATATCCGTACTGCGAGAGCTACGATGACGCTAAACTAACATACGATAACATAATAAATCAATTAAGCAAATAAGATGGTAGATAAAAAAAAGAAAAACGACAAGTGGTTAGTTATGCAACTTGTAACCGATAAGTATATAAACTCTATATTTATAGACAGACATATAAACTTAACCTCATCAAACACTATTATAGACGCTAGAGTCTGGACCAGTAAAGAGCTAGACGAGCTTTACAAAATCTATCCTTTAGGACGAGAGGGGTTCCACTCTAACTTTACTCTTATCGAGTATAAATAAGAAATTAGCTTACAGAAATGTAGGCTTTTTTTTGTCACTCAAATAAATTAAATTTACGTTATATATATAACACTATGAAAAAAATAGAACTATTAGTACCGACTGACTTACATTCAATACCCTTGTATCAATACCAGGAGTTTCTTAACACATTTGCAAACCCTGAGAATATGACAGACGAAGAGGCTAGCTTAAAGATGCTAGAAATCTTTTGCGGGGTTAAACAAAAAGAAGGATTGAAATTTAAAATGTCTGACGTTTCTATAGTTGTAGATAAGTTAAATAAGATACTAGTAACTAAACCTAGCCTAATAACTAAGTTTACTCTAGGTGACCAAAAGTTTGGATTCGTACCAGAGTTAAGCGAGTTAAGCTTTGGCGAATATATAGACGCTGAGAATAATCTAGGCGACTGGAATAATATGCACAAAGCTATGGCTGTTTTATACAGACCTATAAAAGAAGAGTACAAAGACAAATATACTTTAAAAGAATATGACGGCGTCCACTATGCAGAGATATTGAAAAATATGCCTACCAGTGTAGCCGTTAGTTGTCTGGTTTTTTTTTACGCTTTAGAGACGGAATTGTTGAATCATACTCTGAACTCTTCACTAAAAACACTGAAGATAAAGACTCGGTCTTTGGAGCCGAAGAAGATTTCAGATTAAGATACGGTTGGTATAATAGTCTATATAAATTAGCGGGTGGTGACGTAACGAAAATAGAAGAGGTTAGTAAAACAAATTTACATTATTGCTTAACTATGCTACAATACAAAGTAGAGCTAGACAAAGCAGAGACAAAGAACTTAAAAAATAAATTTAAAAAGAATGAGCGATAACCAGGGAGCCACTGCATTTTTTACAATGCTAGATACATTAAGATTACATTTATTAGAAGACCCTAATATTAACACCTGTACATACGGTGACTTAGCTCAAATTGATTTATCTAAACAGACTATTTTTCCTTTAGCCCACCTAGTGCCTAACACTGCAACGGTAGACCCTACAGGTCAGACTATAACATTTAACGTTAGCGTTATTCTTATGGATATTGTAGACGTATCAAAAGAAACTAAAACAGATATATTTTATGGTATAACTAACGAGCAGTTTATTTTAAACACTATGCTAGCTATAGGTAACAAATTATTTAATAGGTTTAAAGGTGGTGACTTAAGACTAGAAGGCTACCAGGCTAACGGGTCCTTAAACGCTCAGCCTTTTTACCAAAGATTTGAAAACCAACTAGCGGGTTGGAATTGTACATTTGACTTAACGTTCCAAAATGATATTTATATATGTTAAGCGATGAGGTTGTAAGAGAGCTAGAGACGTACGCATTAAATGTAATAAGTCAAGCTAAAGCTAATTTAAAAGATAACAAAGGCGGAGACTTAGCTGAAAGCCTAGACTATAGAATTAACGATACGTTTGACTGGGGTGGTATGTTAGAGTTTGTCGCTTTAGAGTATGGTAACTTTTTAGACCAGGGTGTACAAGGTGCTAACCCAAATGCTTTATCACCGCCAGGCACAGATAAAAAAGGTAATGAAACTCCAGGGTCTAAGTGGTACGGAATACAAAAAGCTCCTTATAGCCCGTTTAAGTTTGGTAGTGGTAACGGTCCCGCTGGCGGTCTTAGAGGCGCTATTGACAAGTGGACTATATCTAAAAACATACCAGGCATACGAGACGATAAAGGTAGATTTATACCTAGAAAATCTTTAGTCTACTTAATGACTAGAAGTATTTATCTAGCTGGTCTATCACCTACTTATTTCTTTACAGACGCTCAGGCTTCTTATGATAGTACTTTAACTAATAAATTAGGCTTAGCATTTTTAGATGACGTAAGATTAAAAACACTAGACCTATTAGACCCTTTAAAAACGAATGCAGCTTATACTCAGTTTTCGACAAGCCGAAGACCTAGAAAAAAATTTAACATATGATATTACTTAGAAGTCCCTATATAGTAAGCGTTGGCGAAGTCGCTAACTTAGGATTTTGTATTTTACGACTAACAATAAATTCAGCGTCTACGCCTCAATATACTATAACTAAAAACGCTTATCAGTTTCTTGACTCAAACGATGACGAGCAAGGCTTTTGTAGTTTTGACATAGCAGAGCTTTGTAGAGACTATATAACAAACAACTATCAAAGTTTAGATGTTACAAATACTGTGGATACTGTGTCTATATACTGGTCTATACAGAAATGGAGCGCAGCAAATCCTAGTGTAGTAATAGGCTTAAATGTTACAGGTTCAGATACAGGTATAAACGGATATAGTGAATTTTCTCAGGGACTTAATGCAGAAATAACAAACGACCAATTATTATTATCTGGCACTAAAATATACTTACCACTAGGTACTAGAACTACTATATTTAATTATGAATCTGGTAGTATTGTAAACTATAGCACAACTTCTACAGCAACCTCGATAGATATAGATGGAACGACTATACAAATTGAAAGAATAAGAGAATGTAAATATCCTCATCATAGAGTAACATTTGTAAATAGGTTTGGCGTACTTCAAGACTTGTTCTTTTTTATGAAAAGAATAAATAGCACTGCGGTTACTAATGAGAATTACAAAGCCAACGTTTTAAATCTATTACAGGCAACGCCGAGTTATTCAACAACTAGCCACGTCAATAAAACTTTTAATTTTAAAGGTCAAGAATCTTTTACTATGTCAACGGGTTTTGTAGACGAGTCTTACAATCCTTACTTACAAGAGCTAATGTTGTCAGAGTCTATTTGGGTACAAAAACAAGTCGGAGCCAACCCTGTAATACCTTGTGTGTTAAAGACTCAAAACTTTATAAAGAAAACTAGTCTAAACGATAACTTAGTAGAATATACTTTAGAATTCCAACCAGCTAATCAAATTATAAACAACGTTAGATAATGAGGGTATTAATATTTATTTTATGTTTTACTATTTTAAGTAGCTGTAAGCCATTTAAAAAAATACCTAAAGATTTACCTGTTATAGCAAAAAATCAAAACTTTAAATAATGAGAAAAGAGTTAGCTTTATATGTAAGGAATATATACGGACTAGACGCTGACGAGATAGCAGACCCAGCTACGCAACCGTTTGAGAGAGTAGAGTTTTTTAAAGACGAGACAGTGACATTAACTCAGACAATTAAAAATTCAACAGTACCAGACAAGTTGTTTACAGACTTTACTCAAGGCTTTACAATACCAGCTAGTGCAGTTAATAATAAAATATTTAAACATTATTATAACAATGGAATACTAGGCTTTG